CACGCAGCTCGATACCGATCTCAAGGCCGGCAAGCCGGTAGGCGAGATCAAAACGCAAATCGACAAAGCAACCGCCGACATTGTTGCCGTTCAAGAAAAGTACACGGCGCTTGCCCTACGCACTGATGCGGCGGAAGTGAAGGCCGCCGATCTCTTGCGCCGGTTGCAGGCCGGGCCTGAAATGCCGAAGGGCCTCGGCGCTTCTGTGATGGCCGATGAAGCCTTTAAAACGTATCTTCAGAGCCCGCCGCCGCGCGTGGCGTACACGGTTGTGCTCAAAGGCAAAACGATTGCCGAGTTTCTGGCCGCAAAGGTGATTACGGGTGTTGGCGTCAACTTCCCGCAAATCATACCGGGCTTTCCGGCAATCCCGCCGCGCCCGCCGATAGGTGTTCGCCCGCTCTTCCCGTCTGGCCGTACCTCGGCAAGCCTGATCGATTACGTGGAAGAAACCTCTTTCACGAACCTGGCCGCGACGGTGGCAGAAGGCGCGGCGAAACCGCAATCCACCAAGACGTACACGCCGAAGAGCGCGCCAGTACGTACCATCGCGCATTACTTCAAAGTTGGCAAGCAATCGCTCGCCGATGCGCAGGGCCTGGAAGCGAACATTGAGAACAACGGGATTTATGGAATCCAGGTGGTGGAAGACGGTCAGTTGCTCGACGGCGACGGAACAGGCACGAACCTTACCGGCATCAACAAAAACGCAGTAGCCGCGCCCGCGCCCGCGCCTGCAACGGGCGCAACGCTGATCGACGCCATCGGCACGGCCTACTTCGATCTCGCCTCGAAGGGCTTTTTGCCGGATGGAACGGTGGTCAATCCCGCCGATTGGGGCCATGTCTCGCTGTTGAAAAACTCACTCGGCAACTACCTGTTCGCGAATCCGGTGGACTACTCGGCGATACAGCGCATATGGGGTATGCGCCTCGCGCAATCGGCAAACCAGGTGGCCGGGACGTTCACGGTTGGCGCATTCCAAGGCAACTCGCTGTTGCTCGATCGCGAGGACGTGAATGTGCAAGTGGCAACGCAAAACGAAGATGATTTTATCAAGAACATCGTCACGATCTTGATAGAGGAAAGACTCGCCTTGCTGATCTATCAGCCTACGGCCTTTGAGAAGGGCGTTGTGCCGGCAGGTACCTAGCCTCCTAGTGAAACTCCAAAGTTGGGAAACCCGTTTTCATTCCAGGTTACGGGTTTCCCGTTTTTTTGCCGGAAGGGAATTAGATGAAACATTGGCGGAACGAAACGAGCGGCACGCTATCGCAGGCAGTGCAGCGATTCATCGGCGGTGCCGAGCCGCAAGAGGGAGATCAAAAAATGCTGGAAGCATATCGCGCCGTGAATGCCGGCGTGCCGGATGAGGTGCTGTTTCAAGGCCGCGGGCTCGACGGTGAGCAATGGTCAATAGTTGGGCCGCTTGTTGCCGGTGTGGATTCGGGCACGTCCGATCCGCCCGAGGGACCGGATACTGCCGAGGAAGACGATTTGGGCGAGCGGGCGGGCGATGCCGCCGCCGCCGAACCGCCGCCGCCTGAAAAGCGCAAGCCTCCCGTGACGCCTCATAACAAGCTCTATGAGCCGGAAAACAAGGGCGGCAAGAAATCGGCCAGGCGGCGAAAGTAGGGCGCTATGCGATTCGCCGCGATGGAATTGGAGAAACCGCCCGATACCCTTCCCGTCACCGTGGAGGGTTTTATCGAACAGGCGCGCCTTAATGGGTTGACTGTTGCCAGGCAGCCGAACCTAATCGAGCGCGAGCTCGCCGCCGCAACCTTGCGCGCCGAGCAATACCTACGCCGCTCGCTGATCACGCAAACCCTCCGCGGGCTCTTTGTGCCGGATGGCCTCGATTGTGCCTGTGGGCTCAATCTAGCCTTGCCACGGGGCCGGGTGCAATCGGTGGAGTCTATTACCTCGGGCAGCACTGAGGTCGATCCTGCGACCTATACGCTCAATTGGAACGTGGTTACGCTCCAATCGCCGCTTTTGGGTGCGGCCACTGTAATATGGGTGTCCGGGTACGGCGACGATGCCGCGGCCGTACCAGACTTGATCATCGAGGGGATTTACCGCTACGCAACGGAACTCTATGATAACCGTAGTGGCGTCAGTGATCAGAAGTATGAAGCGCAGGCCTCGGCGACGTTGGCTCAAGGCATCGTGGGTTGCTGGCGGCCGTACCAGGTGGAGTTGAGCGGATGAGCGCGCCGGCGAAACCGGGCAAGCATATCGAGCGGATGTGGCTCGACTATCGGGCGCAAGCCCTTCCGGCCGCCGCGCCGAGTGTGCAAGTGAGCGAGTGCCGGCGCGCATTCTACGCGGGCGTGTGGGCATTTTATAGCGTGCTCATGAACGGGTTCGAGTCTGGCGCGACCGAGACGACGGCCGATCTGAATCTAATGCGCGAGATTGATGCCGAGTTGACGGCATTCAACGATCAGGTAAAGCGAGGCCTCGCATGATAAATGATTCGGATCCAAAGAATTGGCACATTTCCGGCACGTCGCCACTGATCGCCGCGGGCGTTACGGCGAGGATCGTGCCGCCGCAAAAGGTTCGGGCAATTCTCTATGTGTGGGGCGGACTGCAAATCATTTCTTACCGGCCGATGCCGGGATGGTGGCGGCGGTTCTGGACAAAGGCGCTACTCGGGTGGGAGTGGGAGCCGGTAGAAAATGGCGACACTGAAAATCTTGGGTGAGCCGGGCGGCGGGGATCGCAGGTCCATCTTTCACAAGAAAATTGTGGAGGCGGTTCGTATTCCGGGGACTCAGGCTGGGTGGGATATCACGCTCGAATGCGGGCATAGGGCCTCGGTCTTCGGCGCAATCGAGCGTGCCCAAGGCCGCATTATCTGTATGCCGTGCATGGAAGAGAAATCCGAAAAGGCGGGCTCTAATTGAAATGATGGCCTCGGCGCTCCGCGATTGGATCGCAATTTTCATGATGGATTTGACGCCAGACGGCGCGGGCGGCTTTATCGAAACCGTTCCGCCTGGCCTCGTGGCGGACACGCCTGCAAACGTGGCGCGTGTGTCGCCGCGGCAAACCACGGCGGCCGATCAGTTGGCGGATCGCATCACTTACACGGTGACTATTCGCTTCCAGGATTGGGTGACGGACAGCTATCGCGTCATGTTCAACGATCAGTATTGGGACATTACCGGAGTCAAGAACGTTGAGCAGCGCGATATGTGGCTGGAGTTGACGTGCGAGCGATTCGAGGCTGGTAAGCAGTGAGCGAGCGGACAGTCAGGGTTACGGTGTGTCCGAAGTGCGGCGGTACGGGTATGGCCTCGGCGGTGCTCACGCTGGAAGAGCTCGCGCGGGCTATCGTGCATAAGACCGTCAAATGCCAAGGATGCAACGGCGCGGGCGTTGTTCGGAAGGAGATCAAGGGATGCCGCTAGCACTTAAGGCGCAATGTACGGTTACTGCGGGCGTCATTCCTGGCGAGATGATGAGCGACCACACGCGGGTGTGGAGCTACACAGGCCTTGATTACGTGGCGGATCAGGCAATACCGGCCGATCAACCAACACGTTTCAGTAAGATGCTCGATGAGGCGCACGCATACGCCAAGGGGTTATCGAATCCTGCCTATCTCAATTGGGTCAAGACGATTTGGATGTGGATGTAACGTTATGCCGAATGATCCCAAGCAAGTTGATGAAAGCCTGATGCGCCGCAGGGCGGTCGTGACGGCGCTTCCCGATCCTGATGGCGGGTTGGGTTGGGTGGTCGAATTGTCGTGTGGGCATACCGTCTGGTGTGCCGTGCGGCCGATGAATTTCACACACTGCGGCGAGTGCATCGTGAAGCTTACCGAGCAGGCGCGGGCGCTTTGTCTGACGCAACAACGGCCGATCACGGAGGCGGAATAATGGCGGCGATTTTCAAAGTCGATATGCGCGGCATCGAAGGGCTGCAAAAGAACATCCTGGCGGTGCGCAACGGCTTTCCCGAGTGGGCGGCCGAGGCGAATGCCGAAACTGCCGAGGTAATCCGCACGCTCGCGCAACGCAACATTCAGGAGATTGACGCCATCGCAACCGGCAAGATGGCCGCTGGTGTGGAAGTGGCGTACTCGCGGGCCGGGCTTGTGTTCGCGGTAGGCACTAAGGCCGCATACGGTGTGTTTGTCGAGCTCGGCACGCGGCCTCACTTCCCGCCGCTCGATGCGATCCGCGAATGGTGCCGCGTCCGCGGGATCGATGAAAAGGCGGCGTATCCGATTGCCCTGGCGATCTCGCGGCGAGGCCTTCCCGAGCGGCCGTGGTTGCGTCCGGCGTTTCTTGCCGGGATCGCGCAACATGCAAACCGGATCCGCCTAACCTACGCCGCGGGGCTGAGGAGCAAACTGGCATGAGGGGGGAAAGGCCGATGGGCAGGGGTAGAAGATTGCCGGATGGATCGCCAGATTTCCGCACGCTTGATGACGATCTCGGACCGGCTGAAGTGTCGCCGATAGCCGCCGAGAACATCACACCGGCCATCGATGCGGGCGCGGTCATGCTGCAAGAGCTCGGGCTCGCACGTAGACGCCGCGTTCGCGCGCGGCGGATGATGTGGTTCTCGCTCTTCTGTGCGCTTGCGGGTATCGGCATGACGGTATGGCGGCATGAGTGGTTATTGATGGCAGTCTGTCTCTGGTGCGCGTTCACGGCGGTGTGGGCGCTGCGGAGACTGCGGACCTAAGATGCTTCCGCTTCATGAAATGCAAAAGGCGGTTTTCGATAAGCTTGTGCCGGTGCTCGCTCCGGTGCCCGTGCTTGACAATGCCGGGCCGAATCAGGCGTATCCCTATGTCACGCTCGGCGAGTTTATTGGGTTGCCACAGGATACGCTCGATAAGTCGGGAATCAATACCGAGCTCACCATACATTCATGGAGCCGGCAACTTGGCATGGCGGAAATCTCGGAGTTGATGACGGCCGTTTGGGATACGCTGCATCGCCAGGATTTGCCTTTGCAGACTTGCCAGTTTGTAGCGATGCGGTGCGACAATGCGCAGACCTTGAGGGATGCTGATGGCAGGACGCGGCACGGTATCGTGCGCGTGGTGATTCAGACGTTTCAAGTTTAAGCCGGGCCGGGCCATTCACGATTTCAGATATTCACGTTTAGCGATGGATGAGGCGGGTATCGATGCGTTCATTGAGGCGCATTTCAACATGCGCAAGCTCGCCACGCACGCTAGCTGATTCGGTTTTGATCTCTGTACGGAGGATCGCGGATTCGGCTTTGATCTCCGCGCGTAGCGTCTCCATCTCCGCTTTCAGAAGAGCCATGATCGGGCGGGTTACGACTGCATAAATACCGCCCAACAATGCCGCAAGAGCGGCGATGATTTGCGCGGCGGATTGGAGACCGTTCCAGTTCATCGTTAATTCAGTATAGCACGTAACACATTGAAAGAGAGGGTAGTTATACGGCAAAATACACAGGTAAGGGCGCAGAATTCTTGATCTCAGACGGCGCCTCACCGCCCGTCTATACCGCAGTTGGCCAGGTGCAGGAAATCGGCGACATCTCAGTCACTGCCGAGGAGGTGGATGTAACCACGCTCGATTCGGGCGACTATCACGATTATATTCAGGGCTTCAAAGATCCCGGGGAATGCCAGATCACCGTGCTTTTCGATCCGGCGATGGCAGATCAGGACGATAGTCCCGACGGATTGATCGGCTTATTCATTTCAGGCGAAACGCGCAACTGCGCGATTCGCTGGAACGCTTCAAATACCGGTGGGCAGGAATACGGTTTGTTCCAGGCATTTCTGCGCGATATGGATTACGCCGCGCTCAATGCGAGCGATCCGCAGACGATTCAACCGACATTTCGGCTGAGATCGCCGATCACGCTTGCCGACACATTGCCGATTACGCTCGTTGGCGGCGCCACTACCGTGCTTACGGCCGCGGCGGCGGATCGAGCTGCTAAGAAGGCGGCGGCCGATGCAGCAGCAGCGAAGACGGCGGCCGACACAGCAGCAAAGACCGCGGCAGACCGGGCAGCAGCCGCTCAGGCAGCCGCTCAGGCAGCTCAAGAGGCGACAGCTAAAGCTGCGCAACTTGCGGCAGACGAATGCACGCAAAAAGCACAACTGGCGGCGCAACTCAGTGGACAGCAAACCTCGCCTGTGGCGCCCACGGGCGGCACTCTATGAGCCGTTCCCTGATTTCCGCGGCCGTTCCAATTTCGCTCGACGGCCAGGAATACAAACTCCGCTATCCGGCGCTTGCTTTCATCGAATATGCCGAGCAGACCGGCCACGATCTGTTGGCCGATATCCGGGAGATCGGACCGGCGCTCCAATCCATGCCGGCCGCCCAAGGCGCCGGGCTGGGCGCAATATTCGGCAAGGTACGGGATCTGCTTTGGGCCGGGTTGCTCGACGCACACCCTGAAATCCGGCGTGAGGAAGTGGCCCGTATCTTTACTTTGGGCGATCTGAACCGCATTGCGCTTGCGATTGTGGAGGCTCTTCGGTTGACCTTGCCCGAACAGACCGAGCGACGCCCTACCGCGGCGCCGAAAGCTCCCGTTTCACGCCGGATCGATGGGCCAGACTTTGGAGCACCCTCCGCGATGGATCTGGAATCGGCGCCGGTGAGTTTAAATCACTAACCCTTCGCGAAATCGCATATCTCTCCGCGGCCCGCGAAGCGCGCGATACGCGGATGGACTGGTATACGGCGCGGATCGTGGCGATGCTTGCGGCGATCAACAGCAAGCATCACCACTACCGGCCGCAGGTTTATATGCTCGACGCGGATGCGCTACGCAAACGCTCAGAAACGGCGGCGGAACGGCCGCCGATGACGGGCGAGCAGGTAGTGGCGCGTTTCCGGGCGATGGGCGTGCCGGTAATCGACCTCAGGGAAAGGAGAAATTGAAATCATGGGCGCTTTTTCAGGCAGCGGACTTTCGCTCGGAACCCTTTGGGTCAATATAGCCGCTTCGGTCGATGACGCGCTGGCTGAGTTCACGAAGTTCTCGAAGGATGCGACCGCCCTTGCCCAAACTGCGGGCGCGAGTATCACGGATAGTCTCGACGTAACTATAGCAGCGCCCGATTTGTCGCCCTTGAGCGCTGCTATGGCAACGGCTGGTGAATCCGCCAAGCAGGCGGGCGAGCAGTTGAACTTGTTCGCGGCGGATGCTGATGGAATTTCCTTTGCGAACGCGGACGGCCAGCTCAACATGTTTACCGACGAGCTGGGCGCCTTCGCCAGTGGGACCAAGGACGCGGAGGCCGGGGCGAGCGGGCTCGGCCAGGCATTCGGGCAGTTAGGCCAGGAGGCAGCTTCCGCAGGGGAGGATGCGCATTCGGGCGGCGAGGGTTTCGCCGAGTTTGCCGACAAGATTCCCCTGATCGGCGGATTACTCGCCGCGCTTGCGGGCGGAGCCTTGCTCGACATCGGCAAGGAACTGCTCGACATTGGTGAGAAAGCGATCCAAGTCGCTGAAATCTTCGACAATGCTTCGATTCAGATGGAACGCGCCACGGGAGCTGAAGGTCAAGCTCTCGCCGGTTTGGATGAGAGTTTTAAGACGTTATTTGCCAACTCCTCAGCCTCGGCAGAGGGAATCGCCACCGCGCTAACGCAGATCACTGTACGCACGGGAGCCACGGGAGCCGCGCTTGAAGAGCTGACTAAATCCGCGATTGACTTCGCCAAGATCACTGGAACGGATCTTGCCACTTCGGTTCAGCTCAATGAGAAATTATTCGCGCGATGGAGCATCGCCACCGCGGACCAGGCCGGCAAACTCGATGTCTTATATGAAGCCGCGCGGCGTTCCGCTGGAACGGTCGCTTCGCTTGCGCAATCGCTCACTACGCTCAGTCCGGTGCTACGTAGTTTCGGTATGGATTTTACCGAAGCAGCGGCGTTGGTGGGCAGTTTCGAAAAGGCGGGTCTCGACGCCACTGACATGACGATGGGGCTGAAAAGCATCCTTGCGAAATTTGTGGAAGCCGGGAAAGATCCCAAGCAGGCGCTCGCTGATTTAATCCAGGAATTACAGGACACCGAATCGCGGGAGCAAGCGTTGAAGGCTGGTTTGGACGCCGGGTTGACCGGACGGTCGCTTCCGGCCTTCGTCGATGCGGTCAAAAACGGAGCCTTCCAGTTGGGTGTAATGAAGACGGCCCTGGATAATGCCGGGGGCAGCGTCGCGGCTATGGCGGCAAAGACAGACACGTTGTCCGAATCCTGGTCAAAATTAGGCCATGGTGTTCTGGTGTCGCTAGATCCACTAACCAAAGCATTTGCCGAGGCTTTGGCGAATCTGAATCAGTTTCTCGATGCCCTGTCGCGGGGGAAGGACCTTATTGCAGAAGCGCAAAAGAATGCCCAAAAGATAACGCCGCCGGCAATCACAAAGACGGGGACTTCGGATGCTCTTAAAGATCCCACGCTCATTCAATCCCCGGCTCTGCAAGGGATCAACGCGCTTAACGATGCCATAGAGAAGAACGCCAAAGCGGGCGCGGCATTGGCGAATACAACGCTACCGGGCATAGCAAATGCATTGCAAAAGATAGTCCCGCCGGCGAAGCAGGGTGCAGATGGCCTGAGGGATCATGCGGCCGCCGCCACTGCCGCCGCCAGTGCCACGGGTCTACTATCGCAGGCCTCTGAAGTCTGGTTTGCGATAGCAAGCAAGTTGACCGCGCTGCACAAGCAATATATCGGGACTCTCGCGGATACAGCGCTCGGTCTCAAACAAGTGGAGGACGTGACAAAGATCCTAGCGCCATCGGCGGATGGCCTGGGCACGGCGCTCGGCACCGTGACTTCCGGTTTAGCGCCAATACCGGCACTGACCGCAGACGTAGCCCAAGTAATCGCTCAATTGGGCAATGAGGCCGGTAATGCCGTCACGCCAGTCATAACCCTTCAAAACCAGTTACATATTCTGGGACTCAAATCGAAAGAGGAGTATCAAGGAATTGCCGACACGGCAGCGGCTGCTTACCGGGCGATTCTAAACGATCAGGATGCGAGCGAGACGGAAATTCTCCAGGCGGAGGAGGTAATGCTTGAAACTCGCATTGCCGCCTGGATTTACGCCGGAAACGCCATCGATCAAACCGATAAAGACACTCTCGCCAAGGTAAAGGCGCGGCTTGCTGAACTGGAGGGCTCCATAAAAACCTCCGGGCAGCGCCAGTTGACCATATGGCAGGACACCATGAAGAAGGCCGGCCGGATTATTGAATCGGCGGCGGGCACGTTCGCTTCCGATATCTTCAAACGTCTTTTCGAGGGATCGGACACTAACAAGCAGCTCGATCAGCAGGCGGCCGATCTTCAGAAGTCGCTAGCGGACAGGCAGACGGCTCTTGACAAGTTCGAGGCCGATAACAATCAGAAGCAGGCAGATGCCACTCAGCAATACGAGCAATCGCTCGCCGACGAAGACGCGGCCTACGCCAAATCGCTAGCCGATAAACAGGCAGCCTTCGACAAGGATGCAGCGGATATCGCCGGGAAACAGGCGAAACTCGACGCGAATTATCAGGCCGATCTCGCCAAGACGACGAAAGATTATCAGGATTCGCTGGCCTCGAAACAGCAGGACTATGACAAGTTTGTCCAGGATGCGACCGCCGCGGAAGCGGGCAAAGAAAAGGACTTGGCAGACCGGCTCGCGAGCGAACAGAAGGATCTTCAGGAGTCGCTGGCCAAGGAGACGCTCGACTACAACCGGTATGCCGGGGACGTTACCGCCAAGATCGCCGAGATCCAGAAATCGCACTCGGAATCGCTCGCGAGCGAGCTGGCGGATCTGGACCAATCATTGGCCGATCGCCGCCAGGAGTACAGCGATTATGTCCAGGACGCCAACCGCTCGCTCGCCCGAATCGGCGAGGACCACGCGCAGAATATCGCCGATCAAACCTCCACCACGCAAGACAACATCGCCGCGCAGACCAAGGACTACAAGCGCTATGCGCAGGACACGCAGGCGCAACTTGCGCAGATCCGCAAGAAGCACGGCGGGGTCTACTCGCAGGAAGAGGCGGACCTACAAAAATCATTCGACCGGCGGACCGAGGACTATAACTCTTCGATCGATGATCAGAACAAGAAGCTGGCCGACTTCGTTACCGCCGAAAAACGCAAGCAACAGCAGGAGGAACAGGACTTACAGGATAGTCTGGCCCGCAAAGCGCGAGATCAGGCCGAATATGAAACCCAGATTCAAACCAAGCGCGCTGAGACGATAGGCAAGAACGCAGAGGATCAGGCCAGCGAGATCGCCGCGCAACAGCAGGCGCTGGCGCGAAAGACGCAGGACTTCGACGCCTACCAGCTGGAGATCGCAGGCAAGCTGACGGCGGCAGAGCAGCAGTATGAGCAGGGGCTTGCCGACAACCGCGCCGCGCTTCAACAGGAGCTGACCGACAAGAAAACGGATCTTGACCAATACAATACCGACGCCGCGGGGAAATATGACGCGGACGTGGCGAAACTCAATGCGAACTATGCCGAGGACCGTGGAAACCTCGATCAGAACTTGGCGGATAAACTGGCGGATCTTGAGCAGTTCAATACGGACGCCAAAACGAAGCATGACGGCAACGTCGCCAATGCCAAGGCCGCTTACCAGCAGACGACTACCGATCTCGAAACGGAATTGACCAATCAGCTCGCCGATTACACGCAATTTGTAACGGACACAAAGACCAAGCTGGAAGAGATCCGCCAGGCGCATAAGACGCTGTGGCAGGATATCGGCGGCTTCGGGGTATCAGCGATCGAATCGATCGGCCAGGCGCTCGTTTCGCTGGCAGCAAGCGAGGCCGTAAAAGAACTGGGCAAGCTGGTGTTTGGCACTGCCACAGCAGCGGCGGGCGGGGCGGCACAGGGCTCGGGCAGCGCGGCAGGCGCGGCCGGCCAGGTCGCGGGCCAGGTCGCCAGCGGGCTCGCTGGCCTGGTGACGGCGATTAGCGGCGTGGTTACATCGATTTCAAGCGTGATCCAGAATTTTCAGTTGGCCGCCGTCAATAAGTCGCTCGACGTGATTGTCAATCACACACTGCGCATTTTCAATGAACTCTATTACTTCCGCATAGATGCATGGAGCCGGTGGAGCAGCTTTCAGTACATCAAGGACGACATCATTAGGGACCTAAACGCGATCATGGATGACAGCAATCTGTCGATCCTGAAATTCGATGACATGATCACAAAGCTTACTTCGATCAGCGACTCGTCGGCGCATGCATCGGCCATGCTGGATCGCATCGCAGGCGCGCCGGATCAATACGGCAGCGCTTCTCTACTCGATCAATTATTGACTAAAATCACCAGCCTCTCGGGCAGTCTCGATGGAGCGGGACTTTCCAGCTCTTCGATGAGCATGAATCTGTACGGCACCGATCCGACGCTTGTCGCATCCAGGATCGCTCAACAATTGCGCTTGCAGGGCGGCTTCTCCTAGGCGAGCGGGCGGAAAGTCCGCCCGCCGCCCGCCCGCTGAAAGAATCCCCGATTATGCGCGTCCGCGCGTTTCTCGACAGTTACGACGTTTCCGGCGCGATCCTCATCGATAGTGTGCAGATCGAGCAGGATTCCACGCAAGCCATTTCGACGGCTGCCGCTGCGTTTGTGCAGGTATATGGCGAAGCGCGGTACGACAATGCCACGTACGATCACGCGAGCTATCGCTATACATGGACCGCGCAAGAGTGGTCCCAATTCGTGCTTTCCGATCAGGATACCGGGCAGATTCTCTTCGCCGGGTACGTTCTTTCGGTGCAGCGCCGCACTGAGGGGCCACACGTCCGGATTGATCTACAGGCTTCTGATTGGGGCATTCTGTTTGAGCGCGCCGTGATGACCGAGGTTTGGCCGGCGGGCACGCTCGATTCGACCATTATCGAAGATTGCCTGGCGGCCGTGCCGCAGCTCGGCCGGGGCACGATCGTGACGCAAATCGCCGATATCGGCGAATTCGCCGTCAAGGATCAACGGGTGCGGGACGTGCTCGACCAGGTTTGCCAGTTGACGGGCGGTGAGTGGAACGTGAGCTATGACGGAAAGCTGAATTACTACCGTTCGGGCTCGATTGTGGCTCCGTTCATTCTCTCCGATCAACCGGCCGGGCCCGACAACGAGCCGTTTTCATTGGACGATTATCAGAACGATTTTACAGATGCCGCGAACCGCGTCCTGGTTCTGGGGGCGATTGACGATATCTCCGAAGTTCGCGAAACCGCGGAGGATCTTTCGAGCCAACAGCAATATGGAGTGCTCTCAGTCACGCTCGTAAACCGGGAGATTTACGATCCGGCGATGGCGCAACTGCTAGCCGAGAGTGAAATCGAAGAGCGGGCGTGGCCCAAGGTGACGATCAAGGCGTCTTATTACCGGCCTGGCCTCACGCGCGGAATGACCGTCGAAATCGTAGCTGTCAAGTATGGGCTATCCGGAAGTTTATTGTTGCGCACGCTCGCGATCGCGATCGCGGCGCCGGATCGGACGAGGCAACCGGCCGGCCATGTGCTCAAGTATACGGCGACACTCGGCTGGCGTCCACCCGATCTGGTTTATTCCCTGCGTCGGATGCAACGCAATCCGTTGCAGCCGACGATCGTCGCGGACACGCCGGTAGCGCCCGGGTCGATCACCGAGGGCGATCTGGCGGCCGGGCTTGAACTGGTTCATGTGGTAGACGCGCTGCCAGTGCCGCCGCCGCCCGATTGGAGCGCGACGGCGTTGGCCGTCATCGCAGGCGATCCGTTTCACAAGCTATACCGGCGAACTGGCAACACGTGGACACTCGTTGTTGACGCCGATTCGATCCAAGGGCAGCTCCAAACAAGCCAATTGGCGCCGGGCTCGGTAACCTCAACGGTGCTCGCCGATGGCTCAGTTGTCACGGCGAAAATCCCCGCGGGCGCAATCGGCGCGCCGCAGCTCGCCGCATCGAGCGTCACCGCGAATGCGATCGCCGCCAATGCGATCTATGCGCAAGCGCTACAGGCCAACTCGGTAACGGCGATCGCGCTCGCCGCAAATTCTGTTGTGGCCGGCAAGATCGCCGCGCTCGCGGTGATCGCGGGGACGATCGCGGCCGATGCTGTGACGGCCGGGACAATCACTGCGGGCGCGGTCCGTGCCGGCAACCTGGCCGCGGGCGCGGTGACGGCGGGCACTATCGCGTCCGGATCGATCCGCGCGCAAGATGCGGTATTCCAAACGGGCGCGATTCAAAGCGCCGACATTCAGAGTCTCACTGGCGATAAGATCACGGCGCACAGCATCACTTCGGACAAGTTGAGCGCGCTTGAAATTGCAGTAGGGTACGGCGGCGACAAGCCGGGCCGCGTGGGCGTGTATTCACAGAGCGGCCTTTTCGCCGTGTTGGGCGACATGGGCGCGAGCGGGTTGCCGGCCGGGAACTATTGGGGCATTTGGGCGAAGGTCGCGGCCTTCGGCGGCAGCGGGTACAGCGATTCCAAGATGTACACGGATCTCGTGGGGAACATGTTCCTTCGGAACGTCTCGCTTACGATTTCGGCCTCGGATGGGAGCACAATCGTTACCAGTCCGACAACCTTCGATTCGAGCTATGCAAATGCGCTCGCGATCACAAACACAAAGCCGGGCGATTCCCAATCCAATCTGATATCGCGCGGCCTCGTGATCCGCAATTCTATCGGTACGGCAATCGGCGCGCTCGTGCGCAATCCGTCTAGTATGACGTGCGACTTGGTTTTATACTCTTTAGCCGGCGCATTTAGCGTGCTAATCGAAGGCGCATCGGGCATCGTGCGTGCGACGGGTTTTCAAGTCGGCGGCAATCCCGGCTTCACTGGGCAGGTTCCGGCCGGCCGCGCCATCAACGTGCAAGGCGGCATGATCACAGGGTATGTCTGATGGGCGCGGAGTTGAAAGACATTCCGCTCGATGTGCCGATTCCACTCGCGCATGCGGTGTGCCGGTGGAGCGAGGAAGACGGCGTGTGGCTCTCGTGGGACGCATGGGTGGATGGAATTTTCAGGCGCAATGCCGAGCGGCGGTCTAAGCAATCGCAACAATCACTTTTCGAGGAGAAACGATCATATGCAAGTCAAACATAAGCTTTCGCCCGCGATGGCGGAATTTTCGCAGCAAGCGGTAAAGCAGTTGGGCGAGCTCCGCAACCGATGGCTGATGGCGATGGGCTCGGTCAAAGAGATCGAAGGGCAGATTGAGATTCTGAATACCTCGATCAATCAGCAAGTGCTGATCACTCGCCAGGCGGAAAGCTTGCCGCAACCGCTCGCGGGCGGCAGCTATCAACTCTCGGCCGACTGCCAATATCTCGTTGGCGAGGTTGCGGACGTGCCGGCCGTGGCAGACAAAGCGCCCGCGGCCATCGTCGAAGTGCCGGCCGCGCATGTAAATGGAGCCGATCGGGAGACCGGCAATGTCTGACTCGCGGGCGCCGTTCCGTCTGGGAGCCGCGCCGGCGGCGCCCGCCGGCTTTCCGCCAGACGTGGCGCCGAATCAGATTATTTTCGCCTCGCACATTAATGCGATTCGCAATTCCGTCGCCCTTTGGCCTGGCGACGTGAATGCGCAGTCTCACACGTTGAGCAACGTCAATCTCGTGAATGCCACGGGCGTGATGATCGATCCGACGACGACGCCAGGGGACTTGATCTCGCGTGGCGCGGTGGCAACGGAGCGGTTGCCGGTGGGGACGACCGGCCAGGTGCTTACGGCTGATACCGCGCTTGTGGGCAAGCTCAAATGGGCGACTCCTATAGGGGCGGTTTCGAGCGTTTTCGGGCGCGTGGGCGCGATTGTGGCGGCGGCGGGCGACTATACCGCCGCGCAAGTGCTCAACGCAGTGTCCGATGCTGTATCCTACGCGAATCCTACATGGCTCGCTTCCCTGGCATGGGCGAAAATCGCTGGCGCGCCTGCTACCTATGCGCCATCGCCTCACACGCATGATGCTTCCGAGATTGTTTCCGGCCGGATGGCCTCGGCGCGCCTCGGTACCGGCATAGCCGATGCGAGCGTGTATCTTCGCGGCGATGGGGTGTGGGCGGCGGCGGGCGGCGGATCGGGCGGCGGTGTGTCCACCGTGTTCGGGCGAGCGGGCGCGGTGATCGCGCAAACCGGCGACTACAATGCGGCGCAAGTAACCGGCGCGGTACAAGACAAGACTTCGGTCAAGGGTGACTTGCTGGTACGCTCTGCGGTGCAAATCGAACGGTTCGGCGCGGGCGCGGACGGGCAAGCGCTTGTATCCGATTCGACGCAACCGGCCGGGCTTAAATGGTCAACAGTAACCGGAACGTGGATCGATCCCACAACCACGCGCGGGGATTTGCTGGTACGCAACTCGGTAACAATCGTCCGGTTGCCGGTGGGCGGCGATGGGCAAGTGCTCACGGCGGACAACGCGAGCGCGAACGGCGTCAAGTGGGCAAATCCTACGGGCGGCGGCGGTGCGGTTTCGAGTGTGTTCGGGCGGACTGGCGCAATCGTGGCCGCGCCAGGCGACTATACGGCGGCGCAAGTGCTTAACGCGCTTTCCGATCTCAACGCTTATGCGAATCCGTCTTGGTTGGTTTCGCTGACGTGGGGCAAGATTACGGGCACTCCGGCATTCCTAGTCGATCCGACTACCACGAAGGGCGATGTGCTGGCGCGCTCGGCGACGGCGGTAGGGCGTTTGCCGGTTGGATCAGACGGGCAAGTGCTGACGGCGGATGCGGCCTCAACGCTCGGCGTCAGGTGGGCGCAAGCGGCGGCGGCGGCGCAAACGCCGTGGACTAGCGACATCGACGGCGCGGGTTTCACGCTCAAAAACGTGGGTAAGATCGGCATCGGAACGGCGGCTCCCAGCTATCTCCTCAGCGTTGTAGCGGCACCAGCCACTAATTGCGTCGCTGAATTTGTCGCTCCTTCGGGCCAGGGCACTTATATTGAGTTGGGGGTTAAGGGGCAAAGTGCTGAACTCCTGGCGGCAGCCAACGGTGATTTCCAGATCGGTTGCTTTGGCTTAGTGGGCAACGTCTTTCAGCTTATCCGCTCTGGAGCAGTTACCAACACAATGACGCTGAAGGGCGGCAACGTCGGCATCGGGACGACGAATCCCGGCTGCTTGTTCCAGGCGCTCACTAGTTCTGTAGGGGCATCGGCGGCGGCGTTTTCCGGGCCTGCGGTCAATATCTATCTGACGCCATTCGCCGGTGCGCCAAATCCGGGCAGCAATGCGGCGCAAGCGGATGCGGGACTGATTGGGCTGGCCACGGCAGCGGGTCATTTCGGTTTGAACCAAGGCGACCTTGCAATTGTCACGCAAACCCGCACGGGAACGGCGGGCGGCAATCGAATCGTGTTTGGGCATCCGATAACCAATGTTGGTGATTATGTTTTCGGGATGTATTACAACCGGGGCAAGCTCGGTATCGGACAAGGTACGCCAACGTATCCGCTCGATGTGCTCGGCGACGTGAATTGCACCGGTGCGTTCCGCGTCAACGGCGTGGCGCTCTCGGGCGGCGGTGTAACCACACAAACGCAACCGGCGCGTGCTCTGAACACCATTTATCAGAACACTACAGGCAAATCGATATTCGTGAACGCTGTGGTCAGTGTCCCTGTTGGCGGCTCTATTTCGGCTCTTTCAGATTCAGCAACAAATCCAGGTACGATTGTGGCTGCTGGGTATAACGCTAGTACAACTACTGCGGCTACAGTGACACTTCCGTTTTGGGTGCTACCAGGAAATTATTACAAGGTTTCTGGTGGGACGTCTATATTTACCTGGATAGAGTGGGTTTAAAACAAAAAAGGAAGCAAACGATGGCACTTACTTACGAAGAATCCGCCGCTCTGATGCAGGACTCCGTCTTCCGGGGCCGCGTCAAGGTCTCGTGCTTGAAATTCGCGGGCTCGATTCTTGATGAATCGCCGAGCGTACCCGCGCACAACACGCGCTATCGGTGGGCACAACAATGCGAACAGCAGCCGGACCTAGTGGCCGGCCAGATTCAACCGCCTACCGTGATGGACCCCGCAGTACAGGCGGACGGCGCGGCGATCAGCGATGGGGCGTTGCAGGGGTCAGTTGAGACCGTGATAAACAAGTTGATCTAGCGTGTTGTACACTCCGGGAGAGGATGGCATCTTCCCGAAAGCCGCAACCACGTGAACATAACGGCTTCCCGATGCGGGAAGACCGCATCTTCAAGATCGAGGTTCACGTCGCCGGTATCTGCGTCCGCGAGCAGCGCGGCCGATGGAAGCTGCTCGCGGCCAGACGCAGCTCAGAGCGTTCGCTCTTTCCCGGTAAATGGGAGTGCGGCGGCGGCATGGTCCATCCCGGCGAAGGTTTCGAGGCCGCGATTGCGCGGCAGATGTTTGAGGAATTCGGCCTCGAAGTGGAGCCGTGGTTTCTAGCCGAGACCTACACAATCCACGTCCCGCGTAGTCAGCGGATCATACCCGGTGTCCGTTGGGTCTGCCTGTGCCGCAAAGGAGAAACCCGGTTGAATGTCCGGGAATTTGCGGAGTACCGCTGGTTGAAGCTACCGCTAGTTGAATCACTCGATTGGATTGGCGGGATTCCGGAGGCGATCCACCAGGTAACGCCGCGAATCTTAGGCGGGCGAGGCGTTTAATGTTTGGTCTTGCCGTTCGAGTGTTCGGCCGTGATCGCGCGGATCAGTGCATCGAGATTGGCTTCCATCTGTTTCATGCGAGTGTCGGAGGCGTCGATATAGCCGTTGATCGACTTTGTTAGCTCCGTCATGGCTTCCACCTGGCGCACTTGGGCCTGGGCAAGAACGACGTGCAACTGGGCAAGAACTTTTACATTTTCCTGAATTTCGAGCGTATTGCGCTCCATCCGCTCGAACCGTTCGATCACTTCGGCTTCCATTAGTCCACCTTTCCAGTTTCTCTCCGCAGCCATTCGACGAGGCACGCTTCGTTCGGCCGCTCGGTTGTGATCGCGCGGAGTATTCTTTGCCATTTTGCCGATAGCCGTTTCGCCACGGCCAATTGTTTGGCTCTTTCGGCCTCAAGCTCCTCGCTCGTCATTTCGATTTCTTCCCTTCCCACCGCTTCGCCGCGGCCTTCCGCGCGATCTCGCTACGCTCGGCCGGCGTGAGTGCGGCGGCGCGGGCCTTCCCGCCGGCTTTCCCGCCTTTCCTACCAATCTTCGACAGTTGAGCTGGAGTGAGGTTCGCCGCACGGGCCTTGCCTGGCTTAGATCCGGCAAGTTTCCGTAGCGCGACGGCATGAGGATTTTTACGTGTGGCCATTGCTCCGCTCATTCTGTATTTTACTGATCAGAGAGCCGATGGCTGAAACGAGATCGGCAATCCTCTTATCCTGCCTTTGCTCGCGTTCCTGGCTTTCCGTGGCGTATACACGAAGGATTGCCCTAGTCTCGTTGGCCGAGTCATGAAGCGCCTCCCGCGTCTCTTCAAACCGCCGATCCGTTGTCTTTCAGATTGCAGCGATGTCCGCCTGTTGCTCACGCCATAGACGCCGATTTTCTTCATAATCCTGGCGGGCCTGTTCGATATGTGCGGAGACCGAAAACTCGGTACGGTCCAGGCGCTTTTTGGTATCAGCGCCGTTGTTCTCTTCCATATTCCAAGCTTAACCTTTTCGCCGAGCGAAAGGACATAGACGGCTTTCTCACTGTCTATATTTTCGGGGGTGAAAGTTGATTGACGATTACGTAAAGGTCAAGCATACTAGAAGAGTAGACAGCAAACAGACGAGGCAACCAAATGGCAATCAACGAAGAGTTTTACGACGAATACGACGTGAACGGCGATGCACCGGAAGCAATCGTGAAGTGCATTTCCTGCGTCGAGAAGTTTGCGGAATCGGAAACGCACTCGCACAAGGAAAACGGCAAGCGCGTGAACATCTGCAACTTTTGCTTCGAGCAGGAGAACCCGGAAGATCCGGCTTGCACCTGCTACTACGTTGACGCCGATGTCATGGAATCCCGCTTTTGTGATGCTCACGGAGAGGCAGCATAACAATGAAGAACAAACGAAAAGACGGAATCCCCGCACTCGCCTTCATGGCGAGTTTTTCATCGGCCGGCCGGCTCGATGCGATCGCAGTGCCCGCGCCCACGCAACCACAGATCACCGTGGTGGATCGGTGGGATGGGCAGAAGTGGACTGAAGTATGTCTCGAATGGGACGGCACGCAGTACAAGGAGACGAAGTAAATGGCGAACATCGTGAAATTCGAGATCGGGCAACCCGTCGAGGTTGCCCTGAAGTACACCGAGGGCAAGGTCTACGACGGCGACTATGGCGAGCGCGTCATGTACTCACTGACTGACGGCCGGGTAATGTACCTCGATCCGCTCACCGCGGCGCGGATCAAGAGCCTGGGCGTGCAGCCGGGTGAAGCGTTTTTCATCCTGAAGTCGAAGAAAGGCCGGCTGACAGAGTGGTCCGTATTCCGTGAAGGCGATGAACCGCCCGTCGAGCCGCCCACGCGCAAGCGTACACCTCCTGCGCACGTGCTCGCCGAGCGATTGCCTGAGATCGTGGCGGCGCGGAATGCCGGCGCGAATTTGGAACAGCAGCTCGCCGATTCGATCACTCTGGTAGAGGCGAAAAAAGCAGCCGGCAGAGCAACCGCGGCAGTCCCTAGCACCGCCGCGGCGCCGGCTCGGGCGGAATTGCCCGCGCCGTCTCCAGCAACGAATGGCAGTAATTCTACCAGCGCGGAGGAACGTTGGAAAGCGGTGTTGCTCAAGCAAACGAACGCTTTGACGGATGTGCTCGCCGAGGCGCTTCGCCACAGCTCGCAGCATGGCGGCCTGGTGAAATCGGAAGACGTGCGGTCGATGATGTTGTCCGCGTTTATCAATCTCGCCAAGGGGGGCAATCAGCGTGCCGCATAACGATAGCGAAATGGAATTTCCCACGGTGACCGAACCGTGGGACGCGGGCGAAGAGGCCGTGGTGGTTCCCTTCCGCCGCCCGCGCCGCCCGAAGACGGCGGGCGAGCCGAAGCCGGCCGCCGCGCGTGCCGTGTCGCTGTCGAGCGTGCTCATGCAGGCCGTACGCGCGGCAGCTCGGCCTGGCCGGGCCTCACGCGAAGAGACGATCCGCGAGGATACGCTGCTTGAGGTCTTGCAGGTCATGCGGAAGGCGCGGGAATGACCGCCCGTGGCTTCACCCGTGAAACGCACCGGGCGGATGTGGGGAAACGTCCCACAGATAACCGCCCGTGTGCGCTGCCATCCGCCTGATGAGCTGCCCGCGCGGGAGCGGGCGCGAAACCGGCGTTCGGCCGGTCGCGGAAATCTCCGCAAACTATTAAAGGAAAATTCAGAAATTACATGAAGAAAGTTATTGCATTAAGCCTCTGCCTGGCGATCGCTTCGTGCGCGTTCGCGGGCGTAGGCGGCGACAAGGTAGCGTATCGCGGCGGCACCGCCGCCGGCTTGAAAGACGGTTTCGAGGCGAAGGCTAATCTGAAGCGACCGGATGCTTTTACGTTCGGCACGTTGACCATTCCGTATGACAAGATTCAGTCAATCGAGTACGGCCAGAAGGCTGGCAGGCGCGTTGGCGCTGCGATCGCGACGGCCGTGCTGGTGTCGCCGGTTGGGCTGTTCCTGCTGTTCTCAAAGAAACGCAAGCATATGGTTTCGCTCACGTGGATGAACGTCGAAGGTAAGACGGACGCGGCCGTGTTTGAATTCGGAAAGAATGCGATTCGTCCGGCTCTGAAGATCCTCGAAGTGAAGAGCGGTAAGCAGATCGAGTACGAATCGGAGGACGCCAAGGCCAATATCGGCAAATAGATCGTCCTGATGATCGCGGTTGGCTGCCGCGTGAAACGCCCGTGAGGGCGTAGGCGAAAGCCAAAAAAATCCCCTTGAAGGAAATGGAACGATGCTAAAGAGGGAGAGATTATTCTTAGCTGGCCTTTGCGGGCTGATCGTGATCGGTATGGGGAGCAAGCTGCACGATTCGGGGCCGGCCGCGAATCATCCGGCCGTCAGTAAGGCGGCAGCTCAGGCCAGAACAGCGGAGGAGGCGGTGGCTTGGGCGAAAACAGAGGCGTCGGAGGCGGCGGCTCAGGCGACAATAGCGAAGGAAGCGCGGGCGGTTTCCGCGGCGGCGGCCGTCGAGCCGTCAAAACCCGATTTCGAACTGTTGAATTTCAAGGGCGAGACGGATCGGTACGGCACAACAATTGTAGGGCGGATTCGGAATAACACGGGAAGGCAATACGATTCGGTCTGGGCCAGTTTCAGTTTATATGATGAAGCGGGCGAACAGGTTGGCAGAGCATTAGCTAGTGTCTATAACTTGGAACCGGGTAAAGTCTGGAAATTCAAGGCGAGTGGTGAACGCGCCGCAACGTTCAAGCTTGCTGAGATTAGAGGCTATTGAACCGTTATTTGGCAGGCTCGGCCGGCGCGCTCGCGAGACGCTTTCTTTCCTCGATGGCCTTCAGCAGCTTATCCGTCAATTGTTGGCGGTAGTCTACCGTGCGGATCTCGTTTGACGTGGCGTCAAAAGTCTGAATCCGATGAGCCTCTAAAACCTCACGCATGATTTGAACGAAGGCCGCGCCTTGCGCCGGGTCCACGTCGCCCGCGGCGACTTGCGCGAGTACCTTGTGCATCGCTTCCCGCAGTTGCGCGGGATTGGCGGTTGCCGGCAACTGGATATCGATTGGCGCGGTGCGAGGCCTCGGCCAAACGCGATCCAAAATCAGGCGGGCGGCAAGCACGTCGCCCGCGATGGCCTGATTGATCAGAGTTTGCACGATGCGCGGTGCATCCTTGTGAGCCATCGCCTCAAGCGTCCGGAAGCGCGTAGTATTCCGTGGCCGGCCGCCTCGGTTCGTAACCTCGGCCGCGCGCTCGGAATCCTCCAGGGGCTCCAGAACCTCGGGAATGAGCGGCTCTTGCTCCATAGGGCTATTCTACGTCTTGCGGCCCGTGCCACAATATACGCAGTTGTGGAAAAGGTAGTTTTGGAAGATGCCGGTATCCGCCCGCGGCAAGGGTTTGATGCCTGGGATCGGGAAGGCAAGCTGGCCTTTCGGACCATGCAGATGTCCAACGTGTTTCGCCGGCATGCCGCTTTCTTCCGCGTCAACTCTACAGGCAAGGTTTACCGCGTGGTTTCCCGCTATAAGACCGTTGAGGTGAACATGGCGAAACTGAGCGGCGATTTGGCGAATCCGCGCAGTTCCGCCGGCACGCAGGCAAACTTATAGATTCCGTTGCCAGTTCCGCCATGGTAACGGCGGACAGTAGCGGCGGAAAAGATATTCCGCTATCCGGTTCCCTTTCGGTCTGTGATACACTGACGCGGCATGGCGACTCCTAAATCGCAATACCTCTCGAAGCGGGCCGCGGCCGATCTTCTGAAACTTAGCGTGCGGCGCGTGATGGAACTCTCGACAGAAGGAAAGTTAAAACGTTACCGGCGGTTCGACTCCGAGACGCGGCGGCAGACGGCCGTCTTCCGCGCCGATGACGTCGCACGGCTGGCTTCCGAATGGGCGGCGCAGGCAGAGCCGCTTCTGAATGCCGCGGATCTTCCCATCGGTCTGCCGCCCGCGCCGCGGGCGCTGCCAGCGCCGTCCGCCATGCCATCCGCGCCGCGAGCGTGGCTCACCTTTGATGAGAGCGCCGGCTATTCCGGCCTTCCGGCCTCCGTGCTGCGCGATCTGGTCGCGGCGGGCCGTTTGCCGGCGCTCGATGTCGGCGTGCGGCCAGGCGGCCGCTATCGCGTGCGGCGCAACGATCTCGATGCGCTCGAAGGCGAGCGGATCAGCTAGAGGCCGAGTTGCCGGCATGGATTCGTGCGTAAGGCATAGATCGGCCGGAAGTAGGTTCGCAGCATTTCGAGTGAGGCGTGGCCGGTGTGATCCATGATGTGAATGTCGTTGACGCCGGCGAGAATCGCCTCGGTGACAAAACCGGAGCGGAGCGAGTGCCCGCCGTAGGATTTGGAATCAAGGCCGATTGCGTGTGCGGCGTGCTGTACGATTTGACCAATCCGGTTGCCGAGGATTGCGCGGCCGGTTGGCTTGCCGTTGCCAATACCTTGGAAGAGCGGGCCGGGTGAGTTGCCGCGCCATTTAATCCACGCCTTGACTGCGGTTATCGGGCAGAGTGAGGCATCTTTGCCGAGGGGTATGGTCACTGTGCGCCCACTGCCTAAGCGGTCTTGTTTTTCGTGGCGGATATGAGTTGTAATACTTACTTCGCTGATAGAGAGATCGTCAAGAGTCAATTGGGCCAGTGTGGAACGGCGAAGGGCGGTAGCGAAGCCGAAAAGTAACAGGGCCGAGTTTCTAGCCTGTATCGCAGTGGCGTTGCCGGTGTGCTCGATCATCTTGCGTAACTCGATAAGCGTGAGGGCGCGCTTTTGTTTGGGCTTTTGGCCGAGCATCCGTTTAGCGCCGATCAGGACGGCGCGCACGGCCTGATTGCATGGATTCGGGAGGCCGGCGAATGAATGGGCATGGCGAATCGCGCTGACGTGCCGTTGTAGGGTACTTACCTTTCTGCCGTGGCCGATTAGATCCGCTATGTATAGTTCGATGGTGTCCGCGGCGGCGGGCAGGCTAGTAAGTTGTGCGGCCTCACACCATGCTTGAAAGACGCGGAGATCGCGGCCGTAGCTCGCGATGGTATTTCGGCTGTAAGTGGCAGCCCTAAATTGATCCCGTTGCCGCTTCACGATCTCGAAACTCGGCGCGGGAAATTGCACGAATGCATGTCGGGGAGATGGCATGTAGTAAAGTGTGTGATTGATGTCAAGCGCACAATCAGAGGGGAAAGGAGGTAGCAGAACGAACATTATGCCACGATGGCAATACCCTCGCCTGCCGCGGTCGCCTCCATTTTTTCCTGAGATTTAAAGCCAACCTTCGTAGAACTGCAAAATTCCGGCCAAGGTCTCACGCAGTTCAACGGGGCAGCTTCAGGGCATCAAAGAAGGGTGGAAGCGACCTGCCGTTATTCTGCCATAGGTTCCCACCCCTTGTCTTTACCCTTATTCGATTTTTTTCAGGTGACGTGAAGGGACAAGGCTATGACAACGGGGCAAACCACTGAAATTCCAAGCAGGATGGTTCGTATATGCGGCAGACGAGCGCGCGTGGCGGCACAATTGGGTTGGTTCCATCGCACGACCATCCGCGCGCTGCGTCCGGGGTTATGCGTACCGGAAATAATTCTCTCACATTGTGGGGGTGAGCAGTGAGCGCGGCGGCGGCGGTGTTTCCCTTCCCGGACGTTCCGGGTTGGGGAAAATCCCGCTACGGTGCCGCTGAAGACGGCAAACCCGATGATGAACCGCTTTGGAACTGCCATGAATTGCGGTGGCGCGTCGGATCTATCCGGAAAGACCTGGTTGTGGATATCATCCACTCGGCATGGGGCAAACGCCGTTATGCGCCGGTGGATATTGTAAAGGAGGCAGAGTGCTCACGAGTTACGGTCCGGTATATTCGCATGTTGCTTGATGAGCTGGTGGAGGCGGGCTACCTGGAGGCCGATCCTGATCGCCGCAATTGGTACATGCCGCTCTACGAAAATTTCAAGACAGCCAAAATTCTTGCAGAGGAAATCAAACATCCCAATTACAGGAGAAAAGGTCCAAACCATGCGGAAGAACAGCATGGAGATGGACCGATAGAATATGAAGCCAAACGCGAAGCAACAAACGATCGACCGATGGAAGAGGAGGCGGATAGAGGATCGCAAACACCAGTGGGTACGCGAGGAAGCAATGGCGATGGCTTTCTCGGTTTTGGGGGGGTATCGCTCATCAGAGCCCCAGGAATTGAGGCCGATCAGGGCATACATCAGGTTTCTAGCCATCCGGACGATGGAGATGACCGGGGATCCATCTACCAAGACGATCTGCCCGTATCCAGAGGATTTAGCTCACTTGATGCTTCTGGTGGAGATATTGGAGGGATTGGAGCGGGGGAACATGAATGCCCTACATGCGAAGGTCGAGGACACGTTTCGGCGAGCGTACCGGATTGGCGGTCCGATTCCGGCGTGGGCGATTCCAGTTCAGGATCTATCCAGGAATTTACCCGAGGATCAGAAGTTATCCGAGGATCAAGAAGTGAAGTAGGCTTCACTTCTACGGAAGTACACTTCCCACAAACGGAAATAGATTTCCCAGAGAACCTCACGTATCGTCATCGAATCAATGAGTTACATGCTGCTAAGACTTTAAGACATAGAGAAGAAGAGCGGGCGGAAGGAGAAGCTACTAGTATTCCAGGGCCGCCCGCCCGCTTAACGCCACCCGAGGTATCGCTCTTCTCCTACCTGAACGGTCTCAAGTGGGATGTCATGGGCACGTGGAAGGGCCTTGGCTTAGATCCTGGGAATGCGGGCGACGTGGGCCTGATTCGCAAGGTTGTGGGTATGCTGGTGTCCGGCTTTTGCGCTTACGATTCCGGCATCAAGCACACACAACCGCGCGGGCCGGGTATAGCAGAGCATTGGGTTTCCGACTATTTGCGCTCTCGCTCGCGTGAGGTTATAGCGGGAAATTGGGCGGCGAGCCGGTTGCCTGCAAGCGCGGAAAATCCGGAACGCCTTACACTGTCTTTTTATCGGGAGCATTGCGAGCAGTGCCGCGCTCGTGGTGAGGAGCCGGTTTCCTACGAGACATGGAAGGCCGGGTTAGACGCCGAAGCGGGCGGCGAGAGCTGAGTACAGCTCGGTGAGCAAGCTATCGCCGAGCTGATCGACGGCCTCTTTCAAGCCGGTAATTTCTTCGGGCGGCGCTGCCGGCGTCCCGATCTCTGCCGGATTCGTCTCGGGTTTCGGCGCTACCGCCTCATTCGTGGCCGAATTTTGAGTAGTTGCCTTCACTGACGTGCGGTTGTAGCGAGCCATCGCAGCGCGCCTGGCGAAGCGCCGCTTTTCTTCGGCGGTGCGTTTGGCATGCACGCGCTTGGTTCCGATGGCAGCGACTCGCGATAGTTCGGCGCATTCCTCGGGCGTCATCAATTCCCGCCGCCTTCTGCCGAGCGCGACCGCTGCCGGGTTCTTTTCCCGCGGGGGTTCCATACCTGTAATTCTGCCGGAATTGGTTTTCCGTTGCCAGCACGAAAAACATTTCCGCCCGTCTTCGTATGGGTGGAAACCCTGAGGACTAACTGTCACAATTCTGTGGATTTCTTTGTGAACTGATATTGACCGCGATGTATTCAGGGTGACAGAATAGCTGCAATCGTTGAACGGGGTAATAGTAGTACCATCGGGCGTAGCCGGCCAAAGGTGATTGCCCGATCAGGAAGGCGCTAATCCGGTGAACGCGCCGAGCCGAGACACAAACTGTCCGGTTACCAACTTTGTCGTTTTGGCAACTTGTTACACCATGAGTGTCTCTTGCAACCTCCCCCAAACTCTCAGTATATGCGCCTGGTAGCGACGAGCTTGTTTTAGACGTTACCGCCGCTGAAGCTGCCCGAATGATCGCGCGTGGACAAGCACGCCGCATCCGCGGCGGGCGTGCGCTCAAGCTCGCCGCCCACTTCCAAATGCCGCCTGATCCGGGCGGACGCACCCGCACTTCCCGCGGGCCGATCATGGGTGCTATCGGCCGATCCCAAAAATACGTAATCGAAGATTGCAAGGGCCACGTAACCGGCTTCAAGCGAATCTGTGCCGAGGATCGGTACATCTTCCACGCGGCGGCGCTGGGGCTCGATGTATGATGCGGGCGCTGACCACGGCGGAAGCGAAAGCCGATTATGAGGCCGATGTGCTGAGGCGTCCAACCTATGACGATGGAGAGCCGCGAAAGACCTGGGAGCAATTGGGATCTCTGGAGCAATGGTCTTGGAGCAAGGCGAGGCTCTTCCGATGAAAGCGTATTGGCTGACGTGCCAAATGTGTACCGTATCGGTTGAAACTGACGATAACAACGTGATCACGAAGACGCCGCCCATCGCGCGGAAGTTTATCGGGCAACCGCTGGCGGATCTCAAGCGGTGGATGGCGAAGTACGGCGGATTCCGCGTGGAGCCGATAGCGGGGCAATCGGCGCTGTTCAGCGATGGCGAAACAACTCCACCTAGTGCCGCCTAAGCCGGTACGGACAGTCCGTGAGCACGTGCGCGATAAGCTGCAAAATCTCAATCTGCGGCAGGAAGAGCGTACACGCCGGCGACGACAGGGCAGCCGTCGGCGTGTACAGCCGGAGACGGAGCAGCGCTCGCTAGACTTCGAGGATGATCAATCTTGACCTCGGCGCTACGCCAGAACATATCGGGGATGCGGTCAAGGGTCTGTCTGATGCCGAGATTGCGAGCGTGCTCTACCACTGGCCGAATTGGGCGCGGCCGGAACAACTCATGCCGCCTGGCGAGTGGCGGACGTGGATACTACTTGGCGGCCGTGGCAGCGGCAAGACACGGCCAGGGGCGGAAGCGATTCGGCAAATCATGACAGACTATCCGGGTATCCGCGTGGCTCTGATCGGTCCAACGTCGAGCGATTGCCGCGATGTGATGATCGAAGGCGAATCCGGTTTGCTGAACTGCTTTCCGCCCGAAGAGCGGCCGTACTACAAACCATCGCGCCGCCTGATTCAATGCCGCAACGGATCGGTAGGGTTCACATACTCGGCCGAGGAGCCGGAACGGTTGCGCGGGCCGCAACACGGCGCGGCCTGGCTCGATGAGATCGGCACGTATCCCGATCTGAAAGCGCTATGGGATTTGATGGTTCCGGGGATTCGCCTCGGCACATTCACGCGGCGGATCGCCACGACGACGCCGCGGCCGTTGCCGTTCTTGCACGAGCTGTTGAAAGATCCGACCTCGCGCATTTCGCGGATGCGCACTAAAGACAATGCCGCCAATCTCCCGAAGGAAACCATCGAAGAGTTGTACCGGATCTATGGCGGTACGCGCATCGGCCGCCAGGAGCTCGACGGCGAATTGTTGGAGGAAGCGGAAGGCGCCCTCTGGACTCACTCCCGCATCGATGCGCTACGGGTGCGGCCGGAAGATGTGCCGGAACTGGCGCGCATTGTTATTCCGATTGATCCGAGCACAACGAGCGGGCCGGATTCGGATGCTTGCGGTATGGTGCCGGTGGCGCTCGGCGTCAATGGCCACGGCTATGTGCTCGATGATGTCACGGCGGTGCTATCGCCCGATGATTGGATCTCGCGGGCGGTTGCGCAGTATGACAAGTGGGATGCGGACCGGATCATCGGTGAGGCGAATAACGGCGGCGATCTCATCGAATCGCTGCTACGCACGCAGCGCAAGAATATTTCCTATGAGAAAGTTCACGCCTCGCGCGGTAAGATCACTCGCGCCGAGCCGGTTGCGGCGCTCTATGAACAGGGCAAGATCCATCACGTGATCGGGCGCAATTTGAAGGATCTTGAAAACGAGATGTGCAACTACGTGCCGGGTATGTCCAAGTCGCCGAACCGCATGGATTCGCTGGTGTGGGGCGTGTCGTATCTGATGCTGAAGAGGATGCGGGTAGGCGGATCGCATTCGATATGATGGCCGGCATGAAAAACACTACGATCATCGAGGACGCCTGGCGATCCTATAAGTCGGCGGTACTTCTACAAGAGATTCCGGATTTCGTGGTTGCCGGGTATCGCGCAACGTTCTTTAGCGGCGCGGGCATTGTGTTTAAGGCACTGTTTCCCGATGATGCGCCGGCCAGTAATGCCGAGTACCGCAAAGTGGTTGAGGGGCTCTCCGATGAAATCCAGCGTTATTTTGAGCAGATAGCGGCGGATGCCGAGGCCGATGCCCAGGAAGCGGCAGCAGCGAAGCTTCTGGTTATATGAGCGGCGCGAATCAAGAGATTGCCGAGGCATTGGAGGAAGCGCGGCCGGTTGTGCGCTCGGTAGTGGCGCTACTGATTTACCTGTCGGCGCATTCGCACGTCCAGATTAACGGGTGCTATGTTGCCGCCGATGAATTTCTGCAAACGCTAGACGCGGACTTGGGGAAGTGATTCATGCCGGCAGAGTTGCAGCCTACCGATTTGGCCTGTCTCAAGTGCATGCACGAGTGGACAGAGCCGCTTATTGTCCAGGTGGCGCTCGCGGTCTTTTGCGCGCACGTCGAAAGCTTGCGGTGTCCGGTGTGTGGCGTCGATAGTTCACAGCTTGCATTCCGGACGGCGCGCCCGCGGGCGGCCGGAACCGCCGCCGTGTTGCCGGAAGGCGAAGGGTAAGGGGGGATTATGACTCTACTGCCATTGATCCTGATGATTGCCGCTTTCGTTTGTTTCACGCTCGCCGCCTTCAACGTGGCGCATACCAAGATTTCGCTGACGCCGCTCGGCCTGGCGTTGTGCGCACTGGTCTGGATTCTGATCAGCGTAAGATAACCGGCATGGAATCCAAGCCGAATTGTTTATTTTATGGGCGCTTCATGTACGTGAGCGCGGTGGCGGCGAACCTCAGCCGGGGGTTGCCATTTATTTTACTGGCACAAGACGGTAACGCTTGCGGGTTGCGCACCGATGCGCACTCACCGTGTTGCATGGAGCAAAACCGCGAGCCGGTGGAATGGTCTAAGTGCCCATACGTCAAAGCGATGCGCATGGAGCCGGTTGATTGAGCATTATCGAGTACCTTACCGCTGATCTATGCCGCCGCCTTGCGAGGGGATCGGTGGAAGGTGGCGGCGAGCGGGCGGACGGCATACCGCCCGATCCACCGCCCGCTCGCGAGCCGATCTCGATTGAGGATGAGCTCGGCCTCGCGGCGGTCGATCCTCGGCATTGGCCGGAACGGTCGCGGCGCGTTCGGCGGCACAAGGTGGTGGGAGCAACGAGCGAGCGGGTGACCTTACCTCACCGCTCGCCCGCTCGTTCCGGGGTTCTCTCGAAATGATGACGGATTCAGAGATTATGCTCGATGCCAGGATTTTCGCGCAAGCGCGTCTGATGGCGACCGATGAGGAGTTGTGTAAGGCGTGCAGCGTCACGCCCGCGGAGATCGAAGATTACCGCGGCACTATCGAGCAGGCGCGGACCGAGGCGCTTGTCTCGGTTCGCTTTGAGCGGGCCCGCCGGCATGGTACGGCGATAAGTCGCAAACTACGGTATGGGCTGTCGGAGGGGATCAGGATAGCGGTCAGCATCCGACACAGAAACCCGTCGAGTTGTTCGCTGTGCCGATTCGCAACCACTTGAAACCCGGTGATCTCTGCTATGAACCATTCGCCGGATCGGGTACGCAGTTTCTCGCCGCGCAACAACTCAAGCGGGTGTGCTATGGCATGGAGATTGCGCCGGAATACTGCGGAGTGATCCTTGAGCGGATGGCACAAGCCGGGATGAAACCGCAACGTGCCGAAGACTCAGCGGGTTAGGGATCGCGCCGCGGGCGCGGGTTGCCTCACTACGTTGTGGCACAGTTATGTCAGGTCAATCTATGCGGCAATTCCGAATTATCGAAGGCGATGCTCTCCAGGCACTACGTACATTGCCGAGTGGCGCGGTGCATTGTTGCGTTTCCTCGCCGCCATATTGGGGACTACGGGATTACGGTATTACTGGACAGATCGGCTTAGAGCACACGCCGGAAGAGTATGTTATGCGATTGGTTGCCGTGTTTAATGAGATGCGGCGCGTACTGCGGGCGGACGGCACGGTGTGGGTGAACCTCGGCGACAGTTACAACAGTACGCCGAGCGGGGATAACACCGGCCTTGCGGCATGCAAAGAAAGGCAGGATGGTAGGCAGCGTGGCGACAATTGGCGGGCAACCTATTCCAGCGTCAAGCGGCATCGCCGCGACGTGCCGGGTCTCAAGCCCAAGGATCTCGTTGGTATCCCGTGGCGTCTCGCGTTTGCACTACAAGCGGACGGGTGGTATCTGCGATCGGACATCATTTGGCACAAGCCGAATCCAATGCCTGAGAGTGTAACGGACCGTCCGACAAAGGCGCACGAATACATCTTTTTGTTGACGAAGAGCGAGCGGTATTGGTATGACGCGGATGCCATCGCGGAGGTGAGTCAAACAGCAGGCGAATCGAGGATCTCTTCGACGATGATGATTCGTGGCGAGACGCGCAACCGCCGCACTGTTTGGACGGTTGCCACGCAACCGTACAGCGAAGCGCATTTTGCCACGTATCCCGAAGAGTTGATTAGGCCGTGTGTGCTCGCCGGTTGTCCGCTCGGCGGCGTGGTGCTCGATCCATTTGCGGGGAGTGGAACAACGGGTGTTGTGGCGCTCGGGTTGGATCGCGAGTTTATCGGCATCGAGTTGAATCCGAAGTATGCGGATATGGCCCGCGGCCGGATCGCGGGCGATCAACCGTTGTTGAATTTGGATGCCGCTAGTATATGACGCTCGATGCCCGGAGCGCCGCCTAAGGGCACTTGGGCGGTTCGTATGGTGGGGTGAGTGAGCCGCTGGTGAAACGCTTGGGGCCAGCGCCGCAAGTGGGACAACGCATGAAGGTAAGTTTATCAGGACGGGGAGCGGTAAGGGTGAACCTCGGCCGGAGTAATGGCCCGGGGTGCTAGCGCAAAAGCGCGAATGCGAACACAGAGGGGCCGCCATCGCCGGACGCGGCAAGCCGGCTGAACTGCGAGCGGGCGGCGGGCGGAGGCGGATTTTCCGCCCGCCCACTCGTTCTTTTTTTCGGGTTGCGGAGTTTCCAATGTCAGATCACAACATCGGCAGCGGGATTTACTCGGTCAAGTACACCTTCACGCGCGAGGAGTTGCGCGAACTCGGGCTACGCCTGGCGGACAAGGCGCGCTCTATCGCCAACACGCGCACGGCGAAGCTGGCCGCCATTGCCGAGTTTTCGAGTCAGATCAAGACTCTCGAAAAGGACGCCTACGAGCTGGTGGATAAACTCAACTCGCTTTCTGAACACCGCGACATGGAATGCGCCATTCACTACCACACGCCGAAACACGGTTTCAAAACCGTGATCCGTCCGGATACCGGCGAAACGGTGCGAGATTCGGAGCCAATGAGCGAGGCCGAAATGCAATCGAGTTTTGTGTTTGTGGATGCGCCGCCTAAGGGCAAGAAAGACAAACCGCAATGACGAGTCATTTAATGGACGGTCGATGAGCGATGAGGCGCGCGCGGCTATCGGATGTCGAGTTGGCCGTCGGCTTAGTAGTCGAGATCCGCGACACGGAATGGACGATACGCGAGATCCTGCTAACCGAGGGCGGGCGCTGCGTTCTGGTATGCGAACCCATGCCCGGCAACATCTGCTATTGGGAGCCGGTAATCTGGCGGTATTGGGACGGCCGCGAGGAAATCCGTCGCCGTCCGAGCGGTCAGCTCTATCGATTTCTTACCGAGCTGGATGAGGTGTATGCCGCAAGCGGTAATCTGCCAGTGGTGCCGAAAGGCGAAGTTGATCCGCCCAAGCCATGTGGCACACACGAAGTATTGCAGCGTATCATGTTGGCGCGCAGCGCAGCGGAAGGCGCAAGAGAAGATGGTGATGTGCAAGTATTGCGGCGCATTGATGCGACTCAAGAGACTCGGCAAGCGCTACTGTTCGAGGACGTGTTTCCATCGGGCGACGCAGTGTGATCGCGTGTGTGCCGGATGCGGCAAGCGCCAGCGGGTCCGGCTGTCGGATTATCCGCGCAGCCGTTTCTGTTCGCGCGCATGCTGGCGGCGATCGGGATCGCCGAGGAGTGGGGCCGCGATGACCAGCGCTTTCTCCCGCGATGTAAGGTCATGATCGATAAGGTCATGATCGATAAGGGCAAGAAAGACAAACCGCAATAGGAGCGAGTCAAGCAATGCCGCAATTACGCTCTGTTTTGTCAAGTATGGGATTCTACCGGAAGGCGGATGATCCGCCCGCGCCGCCCGTCATTAGCTGGCGGCCGAGCGTAAACGTCCGCTTTTCCTCGGGCTCGGGTTTGTCCTACGGTTGGCCGCAAGACTATGAAACCCTGGCAACTGCGGGCTATGCGCGCAACTCCGATGTGTACGCCTGTATTTCGCTGATCGCGCAAACCGGGAAAGCGGTCAAATGGGACACGGCGACGGGCTCTCAATCGCTCGCATCCATCGATGTGATTAACCGCTCGGGCGGGCCGAGTCTGATTGAGGGGTGGCTTTCCTACCTCTTGCTGGCCGGTAACAGCTACATGCAGGTTGGGCGCGTCAATGACGGGCGGCCGTACGATGTTTACCTGGCATCGCCCGCGGGCGTGAAGGCGATACCGGATCTTGGGGCCACGCGGCCGGGCACGATTTCGTCATGGACCGTCCGCAACGCCCGCGGCGTGCCGATGCCATATCCCTATGATGACGTGGTACAGAGCAAGCTTTTTAATCCGCTCGATCCGATCTATGGCATGGCTCCAATGGAAGCGGCCTACATGCGTGTTGAGGCCGAGAACGAAGGCGCGGCCTTGATGCGGCAATTGCTCGCCAACGGCTATTCGCCGGGTTGGATCGAAGCGCGGGAAGATTCGGAATGGACCGACGATCAGGTAGCGCAACTGAAGTTGCGGGTGCAACAAACGAGGCAGCGCGGCGAGGCGATGTTTCTCGAAAATGCACTCTGGCATGAGATGGGATTCAAGCCGGGGGAATCGGGCGTTGCCGAGCAACACATGTTGAGCAAGCGCGATATCGCGAGCGTGTTCCATGTACCCTCGCAACTGATCGGCGATGCCAACACGCAAACCTACTCGAACAACCGCGAGGCGCGCCAGGCGCTCTATACCGAGGCCGTGTTGCCGTTGCTCGGGCAGTTCCGCGAGGATTGGAATGATTCGATAGGCGCCGAGCTCAACTCGCCGCTTTCGTTTGACAAAGATACCTTTGACGCCATCGCCGCCGCCCGCGCCGATGCTGCGGATCGCGTTACTAAGCTTTTCCAGAGCGGCATTGTCATGCAGAACGAAGCGCGGAAGGAACTCAACTACGATGCGGTCGAAGGTGGCGACGTGTTCTATGCGCCCGCGAATATGATCCCGTTGGGCGAAGGCGCGCCAGCGCCGCCGCCCGCGCCAGTGCCGCCTAAGACTCTGGCCGAGCTCGCCGAGGCTAACACCGTGGTTGCGAAGTGGAGCAAGAGCGCGGCGGTTGAAATTCAGCTTGCGATAGAAGGGCCTCAAAATGGCACAGAAGTTTAAATTATCAACCGCGGATCAGTTGATCGAACGGCTGAATGAGGCCGGTATATTGCCCAACAACTGCCGGCGTTTCATTATCGATGCGGAGGTTGGCGAGGTTCCTATGATGTGGTTCGAGTGCTATGGCGATGAACGATTACTCGTGGCGCTCGCTGATGCGAAATTGATTGCTACTGAGGCTAAAGAGAGCCGGGGCGAGCGGGCGGAATCGCCGCCGCCCGCCCGCTGAGGGCTTTGTTATGGCGCGGAAAGTTGAAGAGTTGCGCGTGTTTACGCGGGTGCGGATCTCGGCCGACGGAATACCGGGGTGCATCGGGCGCATCGAAGATATCCGACCGATTGCCGAGTTGCCGGATGCGGATGAAATGCGGGCCGAGCTGCCGCGGTCGATCCTGACCGAATGGGGCGTGTCGCGTGTCGCCATGATTTCGTACTACATGTTCCCGGATAACCAAGTGATGTTCGCAGCGCTGGAAGTCGAGGGCCAGTGGTACGACTTGCAACGGAAGGAACTCACGCTTGAGGTAGTGGGGCAACGGTTGAAAGCTACGCTCGAAACGGTGGGGCAATGAGGCGCGGGCGGGCGGGCGGAAGTTTGAGCGGGCCGTATCGTCGCCCGCTCGTGCCGGTTGCGAAGCCGGAACGCTCCGCATAAGTGGAGTCTTACAGGGAGATTAGGTAATGCCGAGTTTTTCCTTTACGCGGGCCATATCGAGCGCATAGCCCACTAGAAGTTGCTCGATGTGATCCAGCTTGTTTTCCACACGGTCAATACGCTTACTCATGTCGTTAAAACGCTGGCTGTTGATCAATAGTGCAACGATGGCAACGAGCGTTGTAGAACTCGCGCTGATAATTGCAACGGTTACGTTTGAATCCAAGGTTTCTCCAGTGATCGGATAGCGTCCGCTCACTCTTCTATTTTACCAGTTCCGGCATTTCTCTATGATCGCTAACCCTGTGAAATCACGCCGCGTATGGTGGTCTTTCGATGCCGCCATCCATCAAGATATCACCACGTTTTCGGCCGTGGCGCGGCGGCGGTTGCGCGGCGAGGGCGCGGCCGCGGCGCTCGGGTACGCCGCGCACGGGCGGCCGGGCGCGCTCGATGCCGTCACAGACAAGGCATGGGTGGACTATCTCACGAGGGTTTGGATGAATACTGTTGAGACGGCGGGCTCGCACACGGCCGTTGTGCTCGGCCTGGGGCCTCAAGGCGGGCTCTTTCAATCCGCGGCGGCCGGTTACCTCAAGCGCAATGCCCGCGGGCGCGGCCAAATGATCGCCGACACTTCGCGTAAGGGAATCGCGAATGCCATCGATGCCGGCGAGCGATTCGGAGACACCATCGAGCGCATGAAGCGGCGCATTGTGACGGCGGTAGAAAATGCGTCCGGCTGGCGCTCTGCAACGATTGGCTCCACTGAGGGGCATGCCGCGGCCGGGCTCGGCACTTTTACGGCTGCATGCCAGGCGCGCGGCCTGGTGAAGATTTGGGTAGGGCCTCGAGCCGAGCGCGTGACGTGCGATCAGCACAAGATGGTCCGCGGGCAACGCCGGCCGATCCGCGATCCGTTTGCAGTTCGGAACGATTACGACGATGCCGGCATTGCGGATCGCATGCAGTATCCCGGTGACGGGGAGCTCGGCGCGCAACCGGCGAACGTCATCAATTGCCGGTGCTACCTCGATTTTGAAAGGGCATGAAGGGAGAAGCGGACCATGCAAAAGCAATACACCAGCTTTTACGAGTTTGAAGTGAAGGCCGGCGTTTCCGATACGGGCGTTTTCGAGGGTTATGCCTCGACGTTCAACAACGTGGATTTACAGGGCGACGTGGTACAGCCTGGCGCATTCACGGCAACGCTCGCCAAATCGGGCGGCGTGGTTCCGATCCTGATGGCGCATAACTCGGGGCGGCCAGTGGGCTATGGGATCGACGCGGCCGAGGACACCAAAGGGCTATGGGTCAAGGGGCAATTCACGGTAGGCGCGGACGATGGCCGCAACGCCTACGAAACGGTAAAGCATGCCGCCGAAGTGGGCCATAAATTCGGCCTCTCCATTGGCTATCGCGTGCCGGACAAGGGTTCCGAATGGGACGAAACAACCAACGTCCGCAAGCTGAAAAAGATCGATCTTTTGGAATATTCGCTCGCCGCGGTGCCGGCGAATCCGCGAGCGCGGGTTACCGGCGTCAAGAGCGATAGCGAGTGGAGTATTCGCGAGTTTGAGAAACACCTACGGGATGTAGGGTTCTCGGTCAGTGCGGCGCGCACCATTGCGAGCCGCGGGTTTAGCGCGCTTGATCCGCGGGATGCGGACAATGCGTCCGAGCGCGTGACCGATGGCCTGATGGCCGAGGTGCGCAAGGCCGCGTTTCTCATGGAATTAAAGAAAGGATTCAATTTCAATGTCTGAAGGCCTCTTACTATCCGATCAGGACAAACAGGACATTCTCAAGCTGTTTAACGGCATGAAGGGAATGTACACGCAGCTCGATACCGATCTCAAGGCCGGCAAGCCGGTAGGCGAGATCAAAACGCAAATCGACAAAGCAACCGCCGACATTGTTGCCGTTCAAGAAAAGTACACGGCGCTTGCCCTACGCAC